GAGCAAGCAGGTATCATCAAGCGCAAACAGTTCAAAATGTGGCCAGCTAACAAGCCCACCCCTGAACTGGAATATGTCATCGCGTCATACGACCCAGCTACCTCAGAAAAAACCACTAACGACCCAACAGCTTGTACAGTATGGGGTGTGTTTGAAACCACCGACATTGGTGTTGGCATCATCCTCTTGGATGCTTGGGATGGTCACTTAGCTTACCCAGAGTTGCGCCGTAAAGTGATCGACGACTTTAAGGAAGTGGTCTATGGCGCTGACAATGACTTTGGTAAGGGGCGTAAAGCGGACATGGTGCTGATGGAAGATAAGTCCGCTGGTATCTCACTAATCCAAGAGTTGCAGGGTTCTGGCATTGATGTACGAGGTTACAACCCCGGTCGAGCCGATAAGGTGCAGCGTATCAACATTGTCGCGCCCCTGATTGCCAAAGGTAAAGTCTGGATACCTGAAGACCCTAAGATCAAAGGCGAGTTTGCTGATTGGGCTAAACGGTTCCTCAGACAAGTGTGTTCGTTCCCAGAAGGCGGTGGTCATGATGACTATGTGGACTCTTTGTCACAAGCCCTGCGTGTTTTGCGTGACACTGGTTGGATTCAGCTTGATCCACTACCAGCCCGTGATTATTCCTATGCCGATGACGATTTTCGCAAACGATCTGCAAATCCTTATGCTCAGTAGGGCGGAAACCCCCATTTATTTGCATTAGTATAAGTAGGAATACGAAAAGCGCCTGCAGCGCCTGTTTGGGCCCTACACCCAATCTAGTTTCCGGCCAATTCAACTTGTAGGGAGTTAACATGAAAAAACCAAAGGGATTTCACAAACATCATATTGTTCCACGACACGCTGGAGGAACTGATGATCCGAGTAATATAATTTATTTAAGCCCAATTGACCATGCGGAAGCGCATCTAAATCTTTTTAAATTATATGGAAACCCAAATGATGCTCACGCGTACAATTTTTTAATAAAAAACATAGACGAAAGCGGAAATTTTATATCAGGTTTTCAAGGAAGAAAACATTCAGATATTTCCAAACAAAAAATGTCAGAAAAAAGAATTGGTCAAAATTCAGGAATAAATAATCCAATGTACGGAAAAACTGGAAAAAATTCGCCAGTTGCAATAGCGATTAAATACAACAACAAGATATTTGAATCAATTTCAGATCTTGCTAAATTTTTAAATAAACCAAATAAAACTATTTGGAACAGAATAAAAAATAACCCAATTAAATGGGGATACGAGGTATTAGCATAATGGCACAATCGCCACAATTACCCATCCAGCAAGGCGGCAATCTTCCCGGTTTAGACCGTGATGATGATATTAAAGATGACGCTGAGCAAGAAATACAAAAGGAAGAGTTTGAGCAAGAGCTCGGCTTAGATCCAGAAGATGTGGATCAAGAAGTCATCGAGTTAGATGATGGGTCAGTTGTTGTCAACTTCAAACCCAAAGAAGGTCCACAAAAAAATCCTGAGTTTTATGAAAACTTGGCAGAGACCTTTGATGAAGATGTTCTGATTACATTGGCTTACGAATATCTTGACTACATTGATGTAGACAAAGAAGCCCGTAAGCAACGCGATAAACAATACGAAGAAGGTCTACGCCGCACTGGATTAGGCAAAGACGCACCGGGTGGTGCAGTGTTTGATGGCGCATCCAAAGTGGTGCACCCTGTCATGGCAGAAGCCTGCGTTGACTTTGCTGCTTCTTCTGCAAAAGAATTATTACCCCCTGAAGGTTTGGTTAAGACCAACATCAAGGGCACTGCTGATTTAGAAAAACAAGATACTGCCAACCGTAAGGCGGACTTTTTAAACTGGCAGCTTACCGAACAGATTGCTGAATACCGCGATGAGATGGAGCAGTTGCTCACTCAGTTACCGCTTGGTGGTTCACAGTTCCTCAAATGGCGTTTTGATGAAGAACAAATGCGTCCTACTTGCGAGTGGGTACCAATTGATAACATTATCCTGCCATACTCCTCTACCAATTTCTACACATCACAACGCGTTACTGAAGTACAAGATATTACTGAAGACATTTATCTTCAGCGTATTGAGCAAGGTATTTACAAAGACATCGAGTCATTCACGACATCCGATGCACCGTTAACTGAACAGACTCGTTCTGAAGAAGCCAATAATAAAATCGAAGGCAAAGAAATGCCATCGAAGAATATTGACAATCTTCGTCGTGTTTATGAGATTACCTGCTTCTTGCGTTTGGAAGATGATGAAGAAACTGGTGGGCGCCGCGCCCCTTATATTCTCACCCTTGATGAGACAACCAGTAAGGTATTGGCTCTAAGACGAAATTGGGAATCAGGCGATGAGAAGCTCACAAAACTGGATTGGTATGTTGAATTCAAATTCATTCCTTGGCGTGGTGCTTACGCTATCGGTCTCCCCCATCTTATTGGCGGTTTGTCTGCTGCTCTCACTGGCGCTCTACGTGCTCTGCTTGACGCTGCTCATATCAACAACTCTCAGACATTACTTAAACTCAAAACTGGACGCGTGTCTGGACAGTCTGATAGGATTGAACCCACCCAAGTAGTTGAAGTTGAATCTGGCCCCGGTATTGACGATGTACGTAAGATCGCCATGCCAATGCCGTTCAATCCACCTTCATCGGTGTTGTTTGATTTATTGGGTTGGCTAACTACCGCAGCTAAAGGTGTTGTTTCTACTTCTGAAGAGAAGATTGGTGAAGCCAATAACAACATGCCTGTTGGCACAGCCCAAGCGCTGATCGAACAAGGCGCCAAAGTATTCTCAGCTATCCATGCTCGTTTGCATCGTAGCCAAGCTAAGTCATTAGAAATCGTATCTCGTATTAACCATTGGTACTTGTCTGAAATGGACAACGAATCTGGTACTGAGATTGAAGTTCGTGACTTTGCTGAAAACAATGACATTCGTCCAGTATCAGATCCTAACATCTTTTCTGAAACACAACGTCTTGCTCAAAGTCAGGCAATCTTGCAATTAGCCACACAGGCTAATGCAACAAGTCCCGGTACATTTGATATGCGCTCTGTTTACAACCGCATATTAAAACAAATGAAGGTACCAGACATTGAAGAGATTATGCCAAACCCAGAAGGCGCAAACGAATCTAACCCAGCGCTTGAGAACGTCTCCATGACCATGGGTAGACCAGCTGCGGCTTACCCAGACCAAGATCACATTGCACACATTAAGGTACACCTTGAATATGCGAACAATCCTGCCTATGGTGGCAATCCCGTTATTGGGCCTGTTTTTGCTCCTCATGCTCTTGATCATATCAAACAGCATTTAACATTACACTACCTGCAATCCATGCGCTCCTATGTGGCGCAGGCATCTGGTGGTCGTGATGTACTTGAGTTGCATACGGAGAAACCATTAGATCTTGAAGCACAGCAAGCCTTGGCTTTGGCATCACAATTGGTAGACGAAGATTCCAAGCGCACCATGACACCGTATGTCCAGCAGATTGGTCAGTTGGCACAAAAAGTCGCACAGGCACAACAAGCTCAGCAACAAAATCAGCTTATGGCTGATCCAACCGCTGCGGCAATTGTTAAGACTCAAATGGCTGAGACTCAGCGCAAAACGCAAGAGTTCCAGAACAAACTGCAACTGGACGTACAAAAAGCGCAGCAAGAGTATCAGGTTAAAGTAGCTGAGTTGCAACAGCAAGTTCAAGAGTTGCAAGCGAAGTACAGCACCCAGACCAATATTGACAACCAGCGTAATGCTACCGATATTGCCATGGCAAACATTAACAACGCGGCCAAAGAGCGTATTGCAATGATTACCGCTGGTGCGCAGATGAGCCAGATGCAAGCCCAGTTAGAAGCTGAGCAAGATGCATCAGCTAGAGATGCCATCATCGCGGCCGAACAAGATATTCGCGCCCATGGTTTAGCTGTACAGCAACAAGCGTTTGAGCAACAAGCTTCCCAAGTCCAACAAGCTATTGAAGCACAAAACAAAATGGCTCAAGGACAACAGCAATTGCAACAAGACATGCAACAGCATCAACAACAATTAGCGCAAGCTGATCAGCAACATCAGCAACAAATGCAACAAGCACAACAGCAACAAGAGATGCAACAGCAGCAACAAGAAGTACAACAACCACCCACTGAGGAACAATAATGGCAAAAGATGAATTAGGTTTTCGTCAAACCTACAAACAAATGGGCAAAGAAAGCTCTGGCGGCGGCCCCGGCGAAAAAACAATTGATGATGGCAAGTCTGGCTCACACCGCGATAACAACTGGAAAGTTGGCGCGGCCCAAGCAAAAATGGCTAAGTCATCTAAAGTTGGTCCAGATAAAAATCTGAACGAAATCGGCGGCGGAAACTTTTATTAATATTTGGGGCGGAATGCCCCAAATGTTTGCATTAGTAAGAATATGAAGGACATTGTAAGTGAAATTATCGGTCGCGTACGCGCTGAGATAAAAATTCAAGCAGAAACCGTTACTGCGGGGACAAACATCAATTCATTTGATGATTATAGACAGTATGTCGGGAGAATCGAAGGTTTACAATCGACTCTTGACATTATTGACGAAATTTTAACGGAAGACGACGAAGAAGATCTGTAAAGATCGCAGGAGGCAGCCGAATGGCAGCATTTGATATTAATCAAAAAGACGAACCAGATTTACGTACGGAAGAAGAGTGTTTTCCAAACGTTGATCCCGGAGTCGAAGTAGCTGGAGATCGAGTATTGGTGCAGTTACGCCGAGAAAAGACTACCAGCAAAGGTGGAATCATCCTTGTGGATGAAACCAAACAAACCCTACGTTTCAACGAGACTGTAGCCAAAGTAATCCAACTCGGACCTTTAGCATATAAGTCGCCAGACAACCTCGAACCTTGGATTGAAGGTGCATGGTGTAAAGAAGGCGATTTGGTAAGGACGATTAAGTACGGTGGTGACCGATTTGTTGTTCAGCCTGATGATGATGGCGCCCCAGTGGTGTTTATTACCATTCAAGCACGTGAAATTATCTCCCGCATTAAGTCTTTCGAGGCTGCGCAGAAGATGAAGGCGTTTGTAGACTAATTTTGAAAGAAAATTATGGCAGAAAATGAAAAAGATGTTCCTGTGAAGGAACTTGAAGATGGCTCTGTTTTAGCCAAAATAGAATTGCCTGAAGAAATTGAAGTTGAAGCTCAAGAAGAGCAAGAAACTGAAGGCAAGAAAAAGAAAAAAGACAAAAAAGAAGAAGAGCACGACGACGAAGATGAAGAAGCTCACGCTGCTGGCGATGATGAAGCCGCAGAAGAGGGTGAAACAGACGAAGAACGTGAAGCTATTCGCGAAGCTCGCAGAGAAGAACGCAAACTCAAGAAAGAATTAAAGAGACAGCGTGAAATCTCCGCAAAAAACAAGATTACCGCACTTGAGAGACGCAATGCTGAGTTGGCAGAACGCCTTGCAAAAGTGGAAAGCACTGCATCATCGTACCAATTTGCGCAATTAGATAAGGCTATCGAAGACGAAGCCACTAAGATCGAATATGCCAAATTAAAGATGTTAGAAGCTGCTCGAAACAATGATGCCGCGGCTCAAGTCGAATATTTGGAGCAATTGACTGACGCTAAACAGCGTTTTAATCAAGCAACCCATTATAAAAAACAACAACTCGAAGCTGCAAAGGCACCTAAGCAAAATGTGCCTAACCCAGTTAATACCGAAGTTCAAGAAAATGCTACAAAGTGGCTTAAAAAGAACTCTTGGTATGACCCACAGGCTCGAGATACAGATAGTAGAATTGCCAAAGTAGTTGACCAAGAACTTGCCCAAGATGGGTGGGATCCATCAGACCCAGAATACTGGGACGAATTGGATAGTCGTTTATCAACACGACTTCCCCATCGTTACGCATCAAAAGGTAATAGTTTAAATCAACGACGCGCTGCAGGTCCAACGGCTTCTAGCCGTACAACCAACCCATCGGGACAAAAACCCGGCACTATTACGCTAAGTCGTGATCGTGTACAAGCAATTAAAGATGCTGGGGCTTGGGATGATGTAGAGCGTCGCAATAAAATGATCCGCGCCTATGCGCAGTATGATCGTCAAAATAAAGGTTAATGAAAAATGGCAAATACAAGAATTAAACGTGACTTAGATGATCGCTTAGCCGATCGAGCACAAGAAGTAATGGAACGCGCTACTACAGCGAATCCAGATGACATTGCACGTCGTGAACGCCTTGATGCGTTTAGAGACAAGTGGGCAAATAGTGCGTTGCCCGATCTTCCTGCGGGACTTATCCCCGGGATGCACTTGTGTTGGTTGTCAACAACCAATACTTACGACAGTATCGACAAACGTATGGCGTTGGGTTATGAGCCAGTTAAAGTCTCAGAATTAGGTAAAGACTTTGAAGGACTAGGCAAGATGAGCTCGGGCAAGTTTGAAGGCTGTGTTAGTTGTAACGAAATGGTTCTCTTCAAATTACCAGAAGATATCTACCAAGAAGTTATGAAAATGCTCCACCTCGAGGATCCTCTCGAGCACCAACGCAACATTACGGCTAACGTCCGGGGTGCTGCGGAGGGAAGTAAAGGTGGGCGTTCCGTACTCGAAGGTGGACTTTTGGAAATGGAAAAAGAGGCCGCAAAAGCGAATAATAAAAACATTCGTTTCTCTTAACATTCTTCAAAAACAAAGGAAAAATAGACTATGTCTACAGTATTTCAACCCTTTGGTCTGAAGCCAGCTTACCACCCAAGTGGTTTAGATCGTTCGGTTCCATTCGTTGGCACCAACAACTATAACCTTACCAGCACAACTGGTGGTGCGTACACAGCTCCTTACTCCCTCACCGGAGCTCAAGTAGCGTTTTACCAGTACACACCCGTGGCAATCACTTCAACAGGCCAATTAACCATTGCAGCAGCTACCGCTTCTGGCACTGGTAAAGTTTACGGTTCTTTCGACGGTGTAGAATATACAACCGCTGAAGGTCGTCGTACTCTCGGTAAATCAATCACTGCCGCTTCTTTAGCAGCTGCAACACAAATCGTTTTCTGGATTTTCCAAGACCCAGCATTGGTCTACGAGATTCAAGTTAACGGTTCTGCAAACGCTAACTCAGTCGGTCAAGAATACAACTTCGACACAACAACTGGTTCAGCTGTAACTGATGGTTATATCATCGGTACAGGTGGTGCTGGTTTCTCAACAACCGCTCTTGCAGCTACTCCAGTTGGTTCTGGTAACGTAGGTCAGGTTCGTGTAGTTGGTCTCGGTCGTGAAACTGCATACCCAGCTGGTTCTACCAATGCTTGGGGCGATGCAAACACAATCGTACAAGTTGTAATTTCCAACAACACATTCGCTGCCAACTCGGCATCTGTCTAATAACGAAAGGATATAGCACATGGCAACCCCAATGCGCAGTACAGACTTTCGTGCGGTAGTCGAGCCGATTATCAACGAAGTCTTTGACGGTGTTTACGAACAACGTGACGATGAGTGGAAAGGATTTGTTGAACAGATCCAAGGTATTCCACGTAACTACCATGAAGAAGTAATGCTCTTCGGTATGAACGCAGCTCCTGCAATGCCTGATGGCACTCCAGTTAGCTACGATCAAGGCGGTACGCTGTACATCACCCGCTTCATCTACCAAATCTATGGCTTGGCATATGCCTTGACCAAAGTTTTGATGGAAGACGGTGATCACATCCGTATCGGCTCAACATTTGCTAAGCACCTCGCTCAGTCAATGATTGAAACCAAAGAAACATTATGCGCTAACTTGCTCAACTTTGCATTCACAACCGGCTATGTTGGTGGTGACGGCGTAACATTGATCAACACAGCACACCCAATCGCTAACGGCGGTTCTTACTCTAACCAGTTATCTACTGCAGCTTCTTTGAGCCAAACTTCTGTTGAACAGTTGTTAATTCAAATTCGCTCAGCTGTAGACAACAACGGTAAGCGTATCCGTTTGAAAGCAGAACAGTTAGTTGTTCCACCAGCACTAGAGTTCCAATCAGAAGTAATTCTGAAGTCGGTTCTGCGTTCTGGTACAGCTGACAACGATCTGAACCCAATCAAGTCTACTGGTATGTTGCCAAAGGGTACACACGTTGTAACCCGTTTGAGCTCTTCCAAAGCTTGGTGGATTCAGACTGATGCCGAAAATGGTCTCATGCTCGTTATGCGTCGTCCAATGGAGAAATCCATGGAGGGTGACTTCGAAACAGATAGCATGCGTTATAAGGCCACTGAGCGTTATGCGACTGGATGGCACGATGCCCGTAACATCTACGGTACAGCTGGTTTGTAATTAGCAATATGTTGTAAAAACAAAAAGCCCACTCACAAGGTGGGCTTTTTCATGTATAATAACATTATGGCAAAAGATAAAGAAAACCAAAAACGTTTAGCAAAAGAATGGTACGAGCGTAATAAAACGCTTGCTGTTGAACGTGCGCTTAAATGGCAAAAAGACAATATTGAAAGAAAACGTGAAATAAACACAAAATGGCGAGACGAAAATAGAGAACAGCATAACGCCACAAATCGCGAATGGAATAAAAACAATAAACCACGTAAAGCAGCATTGCAAGCTAAACGCAAATCAGTAATTCTTCAACGCACCCCAATTTGGGATCCTGACGCACACCTTATCGTAGCTAAATATCAACTAGCAGCCATGCTTACCCAAGCATCCGGCACCCCCTATCATGTAGACCACATTATTCCGTTACAAGGCAAAAATGTATCTGGTTTGCATGTATTTTCCAATTTAAGAGTCATACCCGGCGCTGAAAACGTCAAAAAGTCCAATTCCTACACAATCTAGGGCGGAAATAGCAAAAAGTTTGCATTAGTATGTATAGGAAGATTTGCCCCCAACAGACTACTGCCACTTCCCAGTAGACGATCAAGCGACTGAGTGGGGCTATAAACTCTTGATAGGAAACAATCAAAATGTCAGTAACATTTAATCAACCAGTACGCATTAATAAGTACAATAACCCAACTAACAATGGTGTAATCGCTCCAGATAACACCGGTGCAGCAGTATGTACTCAAGAGAGCTACATTCTCAACCCCATTTCTGCCGCTAACTCTGGCACAGTAACATTTCAAACAGCCGATGTAGGTCAAACTACTGCAACTCCGTTTGTATTGCCAGCTGGCGCAATTATTGAAAACGTAGCACTGTATCAAACTACTTCTGCCACTGGTTTAACTGGCGGTGTAATCACGGTTTCTTTGACACAGCCAAGCACAACTGGTGGCGCTAATACCGTTACTGCTTTAGGCACAATTACTCCAAACACCACTGGTGGAATCATTAACATTAGCTTTACCCAATCTGCTGCTGTTGCAAATGCAATTAGCAACATTGGTACTGTTGATGCTACTTTGACTTTCTCTGCTGCTAACGTAACTGCTATTTCCGGTGGTGCTATTTCTGGTACATTCCAAACTACTTATACACCACGTAACTACACCGGTTCTATCATTAACGTTGGCCAAGGTTACACAAACTCGTAATTAATTGCCTAGGGGGCGCAAAGCCCCCTACTTAACTTTAAAGGAAATTAATTATGGCATCGAATTTAGTAACAAATCTACAAAATATTCCAGCTGCTGTTGAATCCGTAACTAAGGTTGGTCGCACAGAACCGTTTGATTTACAAGTTTCCCGTGGTCAAATCATGGGCCATACTTTGGTCAATATCAATGGTTACAATGCCAACGTAGCTGGCACATCAATTCCATTATGGGAAAATGCAACAGCGTATACATTCCCTAGCACAGCCTTGACTATGACTGTTGCAAGCTCATCTGCAACTGATGCAAGTCCAGCAAAAGTAACTATCAATGGTCTTGATGCTAACTACAATCAAGTAACTGAAATTGTATCTTTAAATGGTACATCTGGCGTAACTACCGTTAATAAGTTTTTGCGTATTAACAGCATATCCATGACTGCTGTGGCTTCTGGTCAAGTTAGCAACGTTGGTACTATCACTGTTTCAAACGGCGGTACAATTTACGCTCAAATTAATCCGGGATTAGGTCGTAGCCAAATGACAGTTTATACTGTACCAAATGGTTACACATTTTACCTAAACCGTATTAATGCTTGGTCTGGTAGCAGCTTATCTAGCAACGTATACATTTTCTATAATCTGACTAATTCTACAAACGGTATTAATATTTCTACCGCGCAAATTAGTTTTACATTGTTTATAGATGTGCATCGTTATGCGCCAAATGTGTTCCAACAAAAAGCGGATTTGACTTTTGCTTTTTCAACAAGCGATAGTTCTTCTCAGCACGTTGCAGCATATATTGAAGGCTTTTTAGTTCAAAACGATGGTCAAGCATTAGCTTCAGCAATCTAAGGCGCTTAAATGCCTGTTTATCTTGACACTCGCGGAAACTCGGTTCTTGCTGTAGGGATTTGTGATCGCTGCAGCAGGAAGTTTCCGTACGTCGAGTTAATGCCAGATCCCAATTTCCCCGGAATGCGGGTCTGCAAAGATGACAAAGATAATTTTGACCCATGGCGTTTACCCGCACTGCAAACTGAAAATATTGCTTTGCGGTTTCCGCGCCCAGATGTATCAATTGCCTTAACACCAGAAGAAATTTTGTTGCCGGGTGGATTTACAGAAGGCCCAGACTCAATCTTTATTCAAGGTGTTCCTCCCGATTCTGGTGCATCTGGTGATTTGTCTTATGCAAACAATTCACCATACTCCACAATGAGTTTGAATCCTGTCATTGGTGCAATCAACCCCAATACAGGTCCAGCAGCTGGTGGCACACCAATACTAATCAATGGCAACAACTTAACAGATGTTTATTCTGTGGTTATTGCTGGCAAACAAGCTACATTTACATTAATTAGCTCATTACAAATTTCAGCCGTAACTCCAGCATATATGGCAGGTCTTGCTGACGTTACTGTGATATCGCCATTTGGCACATCCACAAGTCATGGCGGCTTTACTTATACATAAAAGAGAATGGCTGATAAACCGATAACAGGGCTACCGACAGCTATAACCCTAACAGGTAATGAAGTAACGGTAGTCGTACAAAAAGGCGTATCAAAGCAGGTACTTGTTTCGGCAATTGCCAATCTTGTCGTACCCGGAAAGTTAATCACGTCAGTGGCGTTGTTGCCAAACTATGACATCATTTTTTACTATTCTGATGGCACAACATCTACGATTGGTCCGATTCCGGGATTTGTTTCAGCAACAATTAATGGCTCTGGCCATTTAATTCTTACTGAAACCAACGGCTCTACAATTGATTGTGGTTCTGTTATTGGCCCACAAGGTCAATCAGGTTATAGTGGTTACAGCGGTCAGCAAGGTCAATCAGGCTATAGCGGTTATTCTGGCTACAGTGGCGTTGGAAGTTCTGGCTCAAGTGGTGTGTCTGGCTATTCTGGATACAGTGGCTTTAGTGGATATAGTGGATACAGTGGAG